CAGTGCGCCGGCCGTGCCGGTGGCGTTGGCCAGCGATACCAGTCGCTCTGCGGCGGTGGTCATAATTTACAGCGGCAGGGTCTTGGACCAGACGGCGGTGGCATTGGCCGAGGCGGATGGAATAGCCGCGATAACATCCGCAGCCGATCCGGTGATCACGTTCCCACCAGTCACAGTAGTCACAAACACCAGACCCGACTGGATCATGCCTATTCCACCACCACCACTGGTCGGACTCTGCTGTGGATATGCATTGTCGTCACGCATCAGGATTACTGAATCGTTCTGGGTGATCGTGTAGGTATTCACGTTGTCCAGATACATATCCACCACAGCAGTGACGATCTTCCAGTTGCCGCTATCTACACTCCGCAAACACCCGTAGAAGTTGCGAATGCCACCGTCCGTTGTCTGGATATAGCATAGCCATGAGATCAGATCCCCCACCGCAAACGTGTAATCCGGCGAGTTGATGTCGGCCTGAATGTTTGGATAGTCGGCGGTGTATTCTGTCTGGGTGCTGCCGTTCTTGCTTAGTGCATTAGCTTCCGTCCAGTCTGTCTGCACCCCAAGGAAGGTGATGCCGGAAGCAGAAGCAACAGCAGACTCCGTGTAATTGTTCTTGTAGCTTGTGCCACTGGCGTAGGTCGCATAGATGGTGATCGTGTCACCGTCACTAACCACTTCACTGGCCCCGATTAAACAGGTGAAGCTATACCCAACACCGGCCAATGAAGCAATGTCGAGTTCTGTGTTTTTGGTGTCGTTCCGCAGCAGCACCTTACTACCGGCCACTAGGTTCGCATTAGCGATACTGATGCTCAACGGCGGCGAGTAGGTAGTCCCGTTGTCAGCAGTGAATAGATCAAAGTCAGGATGCAGCGTAACGCCATCGTTTTGATACACCAACACGCCCTTGGTCGTGGCCGTGCCGTAAACAACACCGTTGACGGTCTTAAATTTGGTGCCGTTTGTCCTGACCAGATCGTGCCAGTTAAACGCATCCTCGCTTTGGAAGCTGCCGCCTGTCTCGAAGTTATACCGCAACCAGCGCATGATGCCGGTGCCGGTGTTGGCCGTTGCACCATCCACAATCTTGACCGAGAACGTCTTGCCATCTTCGGTGTAGGTTCCTTGGCTGATGGTCGGGGCGGTAGCCAGCGCCGGATCGCCTGTTGCAACACCGTTGGCAGAAGGTGCCAAGCCAACCACGTAAAGCTGATCCTCAAGGTTTCCGTAGGTCGTGACCACGTTGGCTTCCGCCTGATCGTAGCCCATCTCCTGCACCTTCAGCACCAGATAGCCGCGATAATCGAACACGCCCACATCGTAAATCTGCACCAACTCGTCCATGTTGCCGGATGACACAACCGCATTGGTAGTTCCTGAACCATCCACCTGCTGATACCGCACTCTGGCTCCAGAAGGCACACCAGCAGTCAGGATCGCAGCCCATGCCTTTTGCAGTACGTCAGAGGTATTCAGATACCGCAGGCCATCCCGCGATAGGTACGCAATGGATGTTGCGCCATCGCTGAACGTCCACCCATCGTTGAGCGTAAAACTATTCGGGCCGTTTGCAGACAGCGGAAACTCGACGTTTGCTAGCGCTTCGCCGGTAGCGTTCCCAAGATCGATCCACTGCTCAATCCAGAACGAATACCAGTTCTGTCCGGTGCTTGCCGTGCTAAGAGTAAAGGTCTTGGTTCCGGGAGCCGTTGTCGGATTAGTTCCAACAGCAACCACCGCAGTTGTTCCGTAGGTAAGTCCAGAAGATGCTGAATATGCACGATCAACAATCTGCGCCACCGCTACATCCAACTGCCCACCAACTGCGCCAGTAAGAACCTGACCCGTCACACGTTGTGGCAGGTATCCGGCCTTCTGGATGGTGTAATCAACGGTAATGCTGCCGACTGTCGCATCATCAAACGAAAAAGTGCTTCCTGCCGTGCTATTGTCGCCAAATAGCTTGGTCTGAGTGCCTGACGTAAAGACTTGAATTGATGTCCCCGTTTGCAATCCGGTGAATGCGATACCACGCTCAACCGTAGGAGCCACGATGCTGACCGTAGCCCCCTCAGAAGTCACATCACCAGCAACCAGTGAAGTCGTACCACTGGTGGTTATCGTCACCGTGCCGGTGGTTGCCCTAACATGAACCTTATCGGTTGCTGGCGTGCCAGTAAAAGTAACGTCAGTCAGGGTGATGGCGGTAGTCGCTGTACCCAGTTCAAGATGGTAAGCCGCCGAGGTTCCCGTCACATCAATCGTGCAGCGGGTCATCGTTCCACCATCCTCAGAGAATGCTATAGCGGCATCCGTTGAGGTGGTTTTCTTGATGGTGCAGTCAGTCCAATCAGAACCCTTGGCATCAATCTCCGCACACTCACTGAAGGTGGCTCCAGACACATTAATTCCGGTTTTCCACGTAGGTGTCCAGCCCACAAACGACTGAGCAAAAGTGTATGTCGCAGATGTTGAAGATGCCGAATCAATCGTCAGATTGTGCTTTACAGCGGTTGCCGCAACGCCAGAAGAAAACAAAACCGTATCATCAGCCCCTGCCTTTACAATAAGGTCAAGCGCACCTTCGCCAGCGTTCAGACCCATATAACTGCCTACGATGGTGCCAAACGCCAGCGGAAACTCTAATGACGAAGCACTTGCGTCAAAGTATGTCTTGTTTGTTCCGTCACCGATCTGTACCGATTGCTTAAACAAACACTGTGCAGCGCCCTGACGGGAAGCGTGATCGACACCAAACCATCCAGTAATGCCTGAAACTAAATCTGAGAATTTTGCCGGTCGATTAGCCCCACCGCCCACCACAGAAATTGGCGATGGGTAGAGGATCAAATCGCCAATGTTCAAAGACACCGTAGTGGTAGCACTTCCTATTCGGTGCCAAGCGATTGCAAACTTGGTTATATTTGCCCAATCGACTGTTCCGGAAGAAGCATAAAGCGTCGCATTCCCGAGCGCCACTGCTCTTGAATAACCAGTCCCCGATATCCATCCATTAAGTTTGGTTTGTAACTGGTAAGCGGCATAGTTTGTACCATCGCCAAACGCAATAATTACCCCTTGCGTACCAGAAAACGAATCACTTGTAGCGGCATTTCTGGAAAAGTTGATGTTTGCTACGGTGTCCGTCATGTCTTTGGCGGTGATTGTGCTGACACCACCAACCCAGATACCGGCACCTGCCGAGGCTTCTGCTAACGATGCGTTTTGTGAAGAAGCTAAAACACCATTATTGGTTACTGTTGGGGCCACCGCTGAACAGTTAATCCCCCCAATAGTCGCGGCGAACCCACTAAGCGCATCCCACGTGGTTGCGCCTTCCTTAGTCTGCCCACGTGTCCCGTACCATCTAAACTCATCGATAACCCCACGAATATCCGGTTGCCGTGTTCCGCCCGATTTATTTCTTACTGCACAGATTATCCCCTCGCTTACTGTTGCGATATTTGCATACAACGTGTGACTGAATTCCGTAGTAATTCCAGCCGTGCCTTGCTGTGCATAACCAATACTTTGAAAAACGGTGGCAAGTGCTATATCTGATCTTTGTGTAAGCCCCCGCACATATCGGCCTTCAGCACGAACAGACATACCGCCACCAGAGCCATCTTTGCCATTAGAGTAAAAAATCAAGCAATCATCTGCGGCTGTCGTGATCGTTCCAGAAGCATTTGAAGCCGAACTAGTGTAGGCAGTCGCTAAATAATCCGTTCCGCTAGTCGGGGTTGCACCGAATGGCGCAGTAGGGTCGGCATCCCTGACAACAACACAAGTTGCCAACCACCCGTCATTGGCCCCACTAAATACCGGGCTTGTCTCCGCACTTGACGTTGCCACCTTGTACGCAACACCATGCCTTACCGACGTACCAGACCGTCCTTGAACCAAAATAGCCCAACCGCTAGACGCCGTGCTGAAAGCCGTACCACCGACATCCTGTGCGAGAAACACAAGCAACAGATCGTCCGCAACGTGCGCCCCAAGTTGCACCGTTGTGCTTGCTGCGGTTACAGTATCTGTATCCGTAAAATTGACTAGGTAAGCCATCTATTTCACCAGCATCTTGCGGATCGCCTCGCCGTTGGCTTTGCTGCCGCGCGATGAGCCAAATTCAAAACCATAGACATCGCGCACCGCCGAGGCCAGCACGCCGGCGACGAACATGATGGCATTGACGGCGCGCTCGGGCAGGCCGGCATCGCGGGCGATGAACCAGACGCACAGCACCAGCCCGCCGACAGCGAGGAAGGCGAGAATGTCGGCCCGCCAGTTGTAGCGGCCTGACTTGATAAATTCGGTGTCGCGCTTGCGGGCGTCCTGCACATCGACCAGGTAGGCCTTTTCCAGCGTGGCTTCGTTATCCATCACGGCCTGCTGAAACTGCAGGGCGACCGCGGGGTCGGCCTTGATGGCATCGACGGCCTGCACCGGGTCGGCCTTGCCGGTGACGACCTTGGCAATATCGACCACCTGCGAGGCGACCTTGGCGCTTTTGTCGTCGCCGGTGATCCATTTGACGATGGCCGGGGCGAATTGGGCGAGGCTGAATGCGATGCTGATCGGGTCCATTACTTGCCTTTCGGTTTCAGTTGCTGCGACTTGTCCTGCGCGCGGCGCCAGGCGAGGATCATCTGCCGGGCGTCGAAGCATTCGACCTCGAAGGCGCGCTGCTCGGTCGGGTACGGTGCGGCGGGCCGCAGCTTCATGCGCTTGATGGTGTCGGTGAGCAGCTTGCTAGTCATCGCGGAGAATCCAGTTGGCAAGCGCGACAACTAACCTGCAGCCAATAACGACCGCCAATAAAGCAATGGTGGCCTCAAATAAAGTCATCACTTGACCCCATCGCACTCGAAGGAATAGTGGTTGCCATCGGCAAAGCGCCCACCCCAGCGTGCCAGCGGGTGTTGCTTTTCCCACCATTCGCCGAGCGGCTTATGCGCGTCGCTGCTGTCGAGGAACTTGCCTTCCTTAAACAGGTTGAGATCGATGGCGAGCCGCTGCTTGTGTGCGCTGCGGGCGTGGCCGTAACCCAGCTTGACACCCAGCGCGCCATGCACGCGCGGGTCGCGGTAGGCATCGCCCAGCGTGATCTCGAACCCAAGCGCATGCGCCTGGTCAATCAGGCGGGCGACCAGACGGGCGAATTCGGATTGAGTCTTGCGCATGATTTATTGCCGGCTCAACTTTTCAAGCTGTTTTTCGACCCGCTCGTAGTCGCGGCGGTAGTCTTTTTCCAGTTCCTGATGCGAGATCAGCAGTTTTTCTATCGCCGTGCCCTGTATGTGCAAGCTCTTGACCATTTCGGCCTGCGCCTGCGCCATGTCTTTTGCGGCCCCACGGTCTGACTGATACACATAGACCAGCACCGCCAGCAGCAAAACGCCCACCGCACCGGACCCAACCACGGCCCAATACATTTTTTTAAGCGGCGCCAGATCGCCCTCGATCACCTGCATGCGGATCGAATCCGACTTGCGGGCCTCACGTTCCCATTCGTCGTGCTTTTTCAAGAATTCCAGGTATTCATCGCTGGTGCGTCGCTCGTCTTGCGGTCCCATCATCAGGCGTCCGTTTCGATTTGTTCGGCCTTGGTGATCTCTCCGGCCAGGTTGCGCTCGACATCCGACCGGGTGCGGCGGGTCGGCATGCTGGCGATATGCATGGTGGTCTCGCTGGGCAGCTCGACATTGACCTCGACCACCGGGGCGGCTTGCTCGGGCATCACGGCATCGACGCGGACCTCGACGTTCGGCGCGGCCTGGGCTTCCTGCCGGTTTTCGATATGCACGGCGGCGGGCTGCACGCTGACCGGCGGCGTGGTGATGTGGGTGTCGCCCTGGTTGATCACCACGCTGGGCGCAGCGGCCGGCTGGGCAGGCGCTTGCGGCTCGGCCAGGCGCGTCATCAGCAGGGCCATGGCCTTGCCCATGGCGGGGTCCGGCTCGGCGGGTTTGGCGGGTGCTACCGGCGCCACCACCGGGGCCGGCTCGGGCTGCAGCCCAGCGGCCGTGATCGCGGCGTCTTCCTGCGCCAGCTCGTCCAGAATGTCGTCGAATTCCTCGCCCTGTTCTGCCGCCAGCCGGGTGCGGCTGGTGAGTTTGTTGGCCAGTTGCTTTTCGTTGGCGTCGGCTTCCTTGAGTGGATCCACCCACGACCATCGCCGGCCCTGAAAGCGGCTGGCGTTGAGGAACTTTTGCAGCTTGTCGGCGGGCAGTGCATTGCCGCTGATGCCGAAGGTGATGGCGCCGGTCAGAAGTGCGCCGGCCAGCCATTCGCTATAGACCGGCATCACAAAGGATTCGTTAAACCAGTCCTGCAGGCCCATCCAGGTCTCGCGCTCGGCCAGTTCGGCGATGCGGGCGCTGGAATAGTTCACTTCCGTCATGTCGCCGGTCAAATTGTGCGCGGCGACATCCATGCCGGCAGCCAGACCGCGCAAACAGGCTTTCAGGAATGGCTCGAAATTGGCGTGCGGGTATTCTGGATTCCAGCTGTTGAGCTTGTAGCCGGGCGGCAACTCAAACATTTCGCCGGCTTCGACACTCATGCTTAAACCGGCGCTGGTCTGCCCGTCGGCCATGGTGGCCAGAGCGTCGGGGGCGTCGTCGGTGCGCTCCAGGGCGGCGATCTTGCTCGCGCCGATGTGGGCGGCGACGACGGCGGATTCTTCAAACTTGTGAATAATGCTGCCGCGAATGATGACGGCGTGGAACCAGGTGACGCCGCGCACCTGCTCGGCACGCTCGGTCAGAAACAGGTGGCACAGCTGCTCGGCGGGCACGCGCTCGACGCCGGCGGCGGTGGTGGCGTAGTTCTCGCCGGGGTGATCTGTCTTGATCCAGTAGGCCACGGCGCGCCCGGTGCTGTCGATCTCGACGCCCTGGCGAATGGTGTTGCCGTTATCCAGCCGCAGGTTGCGCGCGTCATCCAGCCGGTCGGCCTCCAGCAGCTGCAGGGCCATGCCGTAGGGCAGGCGGCGGTTGCGCACGATGCGCACCAGCGCCTCGCCATCGCGCGCCACGCTCTTGATGACGGTGCGCATCAGTTGGTACAGGCTTTTGTGCCGGCCGGTAATGTCGGCGGTTTTGCCCCAGCGCTCCCAATGAATTTCAATCGTATCGTTGGCGGTTTTGTCCAGCACCTGCTTTCCAGTGCGGTCCGGATTCGCCATCATGGCGCGCACCTGCAGCTTGGGGTTGCGCCGGCCGACCACATTGGTGGCGACCAGCGACAGAAAGCGCTTGCCGTGTTCGTTATTTGCCGCCAGGTGGCGGGCGCGGGCGCGCAGGATGGGCAGCGCCACGTCGTTGTCGGCATTGACCGAGCCGGACCAGTTGGCGAGGCTTGAGGTGAGCCGATTGACTTGTGCCCCGGCAAAGCCGCTGGCGCCGCCGCTGCCGTAGGTGCCGGCGTAGGGGTCGGAACGCTGGGCCCGGCCAAAAGGCCAGAGCGCGCGCATGATCTGGCGAAAATCCATAGGTTAAATCCTGAACTGAATGCGCCGCCCGGTGCCCAGACCGTTGGCGACAGCTTCGGCGGCCACCTGGCCGGCGACTTCGGCCTTGTAGTGCTGACGCAGCTTGAGCAAGGTGGGGATCGGCGTGTGCTTGAGCCGCCGGCCGGCGATTTCGTATTCCTCTTGGTCTTTCGCGGCGCGGCCTTCGATCACGGCCTCGATGGCGTCCAGCACAATGCGGGCATGCGTGCGGTCATCAAATGCCGCCGTGGCGGTGCCGCTGCGGTAGTCGGGGTTGATAGTGCAGGTGCCGGTGTCGACCGTGTATTTTTCGCTGGTGCCGCCCTCAACCCAGGCCATCCACGAATAGGCGCCGGCGGCATAGCCGGTCGTGGTGGCGGCGGCGACGCTGACGCTGAAGTCGTCACCCGAGGCCGTCGCGGTGATTTCAAAGCCGCCGGCCGCATTCTTGAAGCGGTATTTAAGGGTCCAGGCGCTGGCGGGATAATCGTCCAGCGTCTTGGTCCATGCCCAGGTGTCGCCTGCGCGGAGTTCGGCCGGCTCGGTGGTCGGGATGCTGGCGGTCATGCAGGCACTCCAGTGGGAATGCCCGCAGAATGCCCCGCCAGCGCCCGCCAGTTAAGGCAAAAATGGCATCTTTTACTTGCCGTTGCGGATGCGCGCCAGCGTGCGCACCGGCACGCCGGTGGTGACAGCCATGTCGCGCAGCTTCATCTGCCCCAGCTTGGCGATCTGCCGCGCCCGGATCTGCCGCGACGGCCCGGCGATATACACCCGCTCGCCACGAAACTGCGTCTCGGTCTCGATCTGAACCTGCAGCGTGGCATCCTTGAGCTGCATGCCTTCCAGCAGCCGCGCTTCCAGCCGCTCGCGGAAAAAGTCGATGATTTCGGTCATGGTGGGGCCTTTCTTGGTGGTTTCGGGTTTGCTCATCGGAAACTGCCCATGCTGCCAATGCGCCCGATGCGGCGGGCGATGGTTTTAGGTGGTGTTGCCACTTCCGGCGCCGTATCGGTAGCGCCGACTTTTTGCTGCCAGTTTTTCAGATCCATCCCCGACAACCGCACCGCCACCAGCGCCAGCAGCAGGCAGTCCAGGGCCTCATTGCGCGCTCGGGTCTGCACCCATTCCGCCATGGGGCGGTGGCCTTTGAACTTGGTCACCAGCTTTTCCGCCGCGAGCTGGGCGAAATATTCATCATCAAACGCCGGCTCCTGCGGAAAATGGATAAACCCCGGCCCGGCCTCGGTGAGCTTTAGCCGCGCATACAGCAGGGCCTTGCCGCCATCAACGCCGACCGGCTCCACCGGAATGCCGCGCTTGCGCTTCACCCGCAGGCGCTGGCGGCGCTTTTTCTCGTCTTCCACCAGCGGGCGGCCCATGCCGGTGACGCCCTTGGTGGCAAAGCACCATTTGCGCTTTTCGACAAAGGCATACACCTGGCTGGCGTTGTAGCCGGAGTCAATCGCCGCGATGCGCACCGCCATGTCGGTCAGCGTGTCGTGCAGCTCGGCCCATACCTGCGGCTGCGTGGTGTCGCCGGGCAGAATGATGTGGTCGTGCAGCCACCCTTCCTCGCCGGCGCCCCAATCGGCCACGGTGATTTCGAGGCGGTCTTTTTGCACGTCCACCCCGGCGGTGCGCAGCGCCACCGGCAGCTTGTCCTGATAGGTTTCCAGCCGCGAGATCAGGCTGATGTTTTCGATGCTGTCGCCTTCCTCGCGGAATACTTCGCCCAGGTAGGTGTTGGCAAAGGCTTTCAGCTCGGCGCTGTCGCCCTGGCTATCGACCCACTTTTGCGCGATCTTCACCCACGACAGGCCGAGGCCCACCGGCGCATACAGCGCGTTGATGTGATAGCCGCGGTGGTGCTTCACCGACGGCCGGGCCGCGACCCAGCGCCCCCTTGCCAGCATGTCGGTCTTTTGCGCTTCCTCGATCTCGGCCCCGCAGGCGCGGCAGACGTACCAGGCGGCGATCACCGAGGCCGGCCCGGTGTCGCCATCCACCTGCGGCGCGCGGCGAAACTTGAGGCCGTGCGGCCTTTCCTTGCCGCCCCATTCCAGATGCTGTGCCTCGCCGCAGTGCGGGCATGGCACATAGTAGCGGCGCATGTCGCTGCGCTCGTATTGCTGGGTGATGCGGCTGGCGCCCTCTTTGGTCGGCGTGCTGACCAGGTAGGTCTTGGCCCGGCTGAAGGTGCGCTGGCGGTTTTCGATCAGCGTCATCGGGTCGCCCTCGCCGCCCACATCCCACGGAAAGGCATCCACCTCGTCGCAGATCACATACGGCAGATGGTCCGAGCGCAGCGAATCCGGCGAATTGGCGCCGGCCTTGATGATGCGCGAGCGGGCGCCGTATTCCATCAGGTCGCCCCGGTTGGCGCGGTCGCGCTTGGCCGTGGTCACCAGCCCGGCCAGTGCCGGCGATTCGTCCAGCATCTTCGCCAGGCGCGGGTTGAAGGATCGGTCGCGCAATTCGAGGGTCGGCAGCACGCACAGCAGATCCTTGTTGCCCAGGTGGTGCATCAG